GTCTTGCCGGCAGATAGGTTTATGTCTGACATATTCTTTAGGCAAAGGCTGTCCTCTACCATCTCCCATGAGTTTTTGTTGTTTGGAAATAATGAAGAATACCGAATGTCGCTTGACAATGGCTAAAGAAAAATGTATGATGTCAATTCAACTACATAAGTATTTATACCAATTTAATAAGGATCATTGAAAATGGAAGTAATTGCACTTAAATTAGTCACCGGAGAAGATGTGTTAGGAGAGATCGAATCTCAATCAGAAACCGAGTTTGTTTTAATCAATCCTGTTGGTATCGCTGTGGTTCGTGGCAAAGATGGTAGCCCAAACATTGGATTCTCACCATTTCCTATTCACGGAGAACAAAAAACAGATGCCACGATTTGCCTTGCAAAGAAAAATGTAGTATACTCCTATACTCCAGCAGAAGATTTTATCAAAAACTACAATCAAATCTTTGGTTCTGGTATTGTTCTTCCTCCACAAAAAACTTTAATTACAGGTTAAATTGAGTTCATTCTATACTAATGTTCAATGCTTCGGTAGCAATATACTCTATCGAGGTATTATGGATGGTCAAAGAGTAAAACAAAAGATTGAGTATTCTCCGTCTTTGTTTTTGCCATCCAAAAAAGTTACTAATTTCAAAACTCTCGAAGGTGAGTATCTTGACCAGAAGGTCTTTGGTACCACCAAGGAAGCCAGAGAATTTATCAAACAATTCGATGGTGTTGCAAATGCTCCCAAGATTTACGGTCAAACTCGATTTGAATATGCCTTTATTGCCGACCAGCATAAGGGCATGGTTGACTATGACCAAGACAAAGTTCTGATTGCCGTAGTCGATATCGAGGTGGGTTCAGAGAATGGATTTCCTGACCCGTATCGTGCAGATGAACCCATTACTGCCATCGCTATCAAGTATATTAATGGCGACATTTATGTGTTTGGTTGTGGTGACTATGTAACTCAAGGTAAAGAAATTTATGTGAAGTGTAAAGATGAACATGCTCTTTGCAGACAATTCATGGCTCTGTGGACAGGTAAATGTCCCGATATCATTACTGGTTGGAACACCAAGTTCTTTGATATACCATATCTCGTTAATCGTTTTCGTAAAATTCTTGGAGAAGATGCTACCAAGAAACTATCTCCGTGGAATTACCTAACAGAACGCAAAGCAATAGTAAATGGTCGAGAAATGACTGAGTACTATATGATTGGTGTTGCTTCATTAGATTACATCGAACTATACAAGTGGTATGCACCAGGTGGTAAGTCGCAAGAATCTTATCGTTTGGATAACATTGCTCAAGTTGAACTCGGTGAAGGCAAGATTGCCTATGATGAGTATGATAATCTACACTCATTGTATCGTCTGAACTACCAAAAGTTTATTGAGTATAACATTAAAGACGTTGAACTCATTATTAAACTTGAAGATAAGTTGAAGTTACTTGAGTTGGGTGTTACCTTGGCATATGATACCAAGTCCAACTTTGAAGATATCTTTGCACAGACCCGTATGTGGGACGCATTGACCAATTCTTATTTGTTGGAAAAGAATATCATTGTACCACCTCGTACAGTTAAACAAAAAGATGGAATGTTTGAAGGTGCCTATGTTAAAATACCACAAACTGGATTACACAATTGGGTCGCATCATTCGATTTGAACTCTTTGTATCCACACTTGATGATGCAATACAATATCAGTCCAGAAACACTCATTGAACCAGAGAATTACACACCAGAAATGCGTGAGGTACTATCACAAGGAGTTTCTGTTGATAAGTTGTTGTATAAGAAGGTCGACACCTCCAATCTGTCTGGTGCAACATTGACACCAAACGGCCAATTCTTCCGTACTGATATACAAGGTTTCTTACCTAAGATGATGGAAGAAATGTATACTGACCGTTCCAAGTTCAAGAAGATGATGTTGCAGGCTAAACAGGAATATGAAAATGAAAAAGACCCTAATAAATTATATGAAATCGAAAAGAGAATTGCTAAGTACAATAACATCCAACTGGCGAAGAAAGTTTCCCTTAATTCTGCTTACGGTGCTTTAGGTTCTCAGTATTTCCGTTTCTATGATTTACGAATGGCCCTCGGTGTTACTACTGCTGGCCAGTTAAGTATTCGTTGGATTGAAAATAAACTTAACGATTGGATGAACAAATTATTAAAGTCGGAAGGAAAAGATTATGTTATTGCGAGCGATACTGATTCCATTTATCTTAAGCTTGGTCCTCTTGTTGAGAGTATTGTTAAAACACCGACTGAAGCTGTTAAAGTTATCTCCATCATGGATAGAATCTGTGAAGATAAAATACAACCATATATTGATAAAAGTTACAAAGAACTTGCTGAATATGTTCACGCATATGCACAGAAAATGGAGATGAAACGAGAAGGTTTATCCAACAAAGGTATCTGGACTGCCAAGAAACGATATATCTTGAATGTGTATAATAACGAAGGTGTTCAATACAACGAACCACAAATGAAAGTGATGGGCCTAGAAGTTATTAAATCTTCAACACCATCTGCCATTCGTGATAAGATGTGGGAGGCAATTCGTTTAATTGTTAATGGTACACAAGATGATGTGCATGCGTTTATTGCCAAATTCAAAGAAGAATTTAAAAAGTTACCGGTTGAAGATATTTCTTTTCCTCGGGGCTTAAATGGCCTAAGTAATTATTCGGATTCATTGTCTTTGTATAAGAAGGGTACACCTATTCATGTGAAGGGTGCCATCATCTACAATTCCAATTTGAAGAAGTTCAATCTTACCAAGAAGTATCCACTCATTCAAGAAGGTGAGAAGGTTAAGTTCTCCTACTTGAAAATGCCTAATCCGTTTAAAGATACCGTAATCTCATTTCCTTCTCGTTTTCCTAAAGAGTTTGATATGCAACAGTATATTGATTACGATACACAATTCGAAAAGAGTTTTGTCGAACCAATTAAAGTCATTCTCACTTGTATGGGTTGGACGACAGAAAAAGTAAGTTCACTAGAGGATTTCTTCTCATGATATATTTAACATTACTATCAGCATTATTGCTATCTGGCATTGCAGCCTATTATTCCATTATTGGTTTGGCTGCAATCTTTACTGGCGCATTTTGGCCAATCGTTTTTATGGGCTCTGTTTTAGAACTAAGTAAATTAGTCACTACATCATGGTTGTATCGTAATTGGAAAACTTGCCCACTTTTATTAAAATCATATTTGACATTTTCCGTAGTCATTCTGATGATTATTACCTCGATGGGTATTTTTGGTTTCTTATCGAAAGCACACATTGATTCAACAATGGATGCCGGTGCCAATACCGTTGAAGTTAAGACATTAATACAACAAGAAAAGATTGTTAAAGATCGGTTAGATTATTTGTTGGCTCGTGCTAAAGACCCATCAACCGCTAGTAATCGTCTTGATAAACAGATTCAGGATACACAAAAAGAACTGTCTGAAATCAACAAGAAAAAATTACCACTACTCAAAGAAAACAATAAACTTGCCGCAGAAGTTGGACCTATCAAGTATATTGGTGATATGGTATATGGTGTAGATGATGAGAACAGTTTAGATAAAGCTGTCAGACTGGTAATAATGTTGATAATGGTTGTGTTTGACCCATTAGCTGTGTTATTATTAATAGCAGCAAATATATCAATGAGGAAAAAGAATGAACAACCAGAGGTTCCACTTCCCGTTGCGGTACCTGAACCTACTGAGTTGCATGACGAAGCAATTCAAAACATTGAAGAACGGCCGGACGATAAGATTGAAATACCCAAAGAGAACATCACTTCAATCGAGGAGAACATACCACCGAAGGAAGAACAAATCGTTATCGATGAAGCTTCCGGTGAAAGTATTCCGCCATTGACAGTTCATGTGGCTAAAGGAGTATATGAGGAACATCATGATAATGAACCGTCTAAAAAATTAGAACCTAAGTATGATTATGATGCTGAGTATGCTTTCAAAGAAAAAGAAGTAAAGAAACAAAAATTAGATGGTGGTGACTTTTAAAAAGGTGAGTTATGAGTATATTAGATAAAATCAAAAAGAATAGTAGTATCAAAGAATCTGCTATTCTATCAAAATCAAAATTCTTCACACAGAAGGATATGATTCCAACCTCGGTGCCAATTATTAATGTTGCATTGAGTGGTCGTTTAGATGGCGGTCTTACACCAGGTCTTACGATGTGGGCAGGTCCATCCAAACATTTCAAGACTGCGTTTTCATTATTGATGGCCAAATCTTATTTGGACAAATATCCTGATGCAGCATTATTATTCTATGATTCAGAGTTTGGTACTCCGCAATCTTACTTTGATTCCTTTGGTATTGATACTAATCGTGTTTTACATACACCACTTACTGACATAGAACAATTAAAGATTGACTTGATGCAACAGTTAAATCAAGTTGAACGTGGTGACCACTTGATTGTTGTTGTTGATTCGATTGGTAACCTGGCATCAATCAAAGAAGTTAATGATGCACTTGATGGTAAAACTGTTGGTGATATGTCAAGAGCCAAAGCAGTCAAATCTTTATTCAGAATGGTAACACCACACCTATCACTCAAAGATATTCCAATGGTTGTAGTTAATCACACCTACATGGAAATTGGAATGTTCCCCAAGGCAATCGTTGGTGGCGGAACAGGTTCATATTATTCTGCTGATAATATTTTTGTATTAGGACGCCAACAAGAAAAAACTGGTACAGAAATTACTGGTTATAATTTCATAATTAATGTGGAGAAATCCAGATATGTTAAAGAAAAATCAAAAATCCCCGTTTCTGTATCTTTTGATGGTGGTATTAGTCGTTGGAGTGGGTTACTGGATGTTGCACTTGATGGTGGATTTGTTGTTAAACCTTCTAATGGTTGGTACTCTAAAGTAGATCCTTTATCTGGTGAAATCGAAGAAAAGAAATATCGTGAGAAAGAAACTGATAGTAAAGATTTCTGGATGTCATTGATCACAAGTGAAAAGTTCCAAGCTTATGTCAAAGACAAATACCAGATTGCCTCAGGTGCCATCATGCAAGGTGGTGAAGAAGATTTGTTTGATGGAGTGGAAACTTCTAATGGAGTTGAAGATGACTGAAGGTATTGATTATTGTTTCATTTACCCTAAAGATGACGATACTGCCGTACACATTAGATTACTGGACGGACCTTATAAAGATACCACATTCAAATATGGTAAGGTAAAGTTTGAAGAAAAAAATGAACTAATGTATTTACTTTTTGGTTACGATGTGATAGAATCCAAAGTTGATAAACCAAAAAAGCTGGAAAAAGATGGCAAGTTTAAGAACTATATCGGTGACTTACTTGTTGAAATTATGTCATCCAACATTGAGCAGGAAATAATTGATGAAACTGGAACAAGCGATATTGAAGAACCTCGTTTATAACGAGGACTATTTAAGAAAAGTATTACCCTTTATTAAACCAGAATATTTTTCGGACAGAACCGAGAAAACCTTATTCGATGAAATTACATCATTCACGGAAACTTACAATAATTCGCCAACGCCTGAGGCACTTAGCATTGCCATCAAAGAGAAGAATACTCTCACGGATGACGAAGTTAAGAAGTGTGAAGATTATATCAAGGAAATTGAGGCTCATCGCACAACAGAAGCCGAGATTCAATGGCTTATTGACAAGACGGAAAAGTTTTGCCAAGAGAAGGCCATATACAACGGTGTATTACGGGCTATTTCAATTCTCGATGGTAAGGACAAAAGCCATGATAAAGGTGCGATTCCCTCTATATTATCGGACGCTTTGGCCGTCAGTTTCGATACAACCGTAGGCCATGATTACTTAGAGAACTCTGATGCTCGATTTGAATTCTATCATAGAAAAGAGGAACGAATTCCTTTTGACTTGGACTGCTTCAACAAAATTACAAAAGGTGGTCTACCCGCTAAAACTCTCAATATTGCTCTTGCTGGCACTGGTGTTGGTAAATCACTTTTTATGTGTCATGTGGCTGCAGGTGCAATGGTGCAAGGTAAAAATGTTCTATACATTACTCTTGAAATGGCTGAAGAAAAGATTGCTGAACGCATTGATGCGAACCTTTTGAATGTTACACTAGATGATCTCATTGACTTACCAAAAGATATGTATGATAAGAAAGTTGCCAGAGTTCGTGAGAAATGTACAGGTAAACTTATCATCAAAGAATATCCAACCGCTTCGGCATCGGTAACACACTTCAGAACACTACTAAATGAACTCAACCTCAAAAGGTCTTTCGTACCTGACATTATCTTTATTGATTATCTTAATATCTGTTGTTCTTCTCGTATTAAGGCTGGTGCGAATATTAACTCTTACACTTACGTTAAGTCAATCGCAGAAGAACTTAGGGGCCTTGCGGTTGAACATAATGTTCCTATTGTATCTGCTACACAGACTACAAGGAGTGGATTTACATCGAGCGATCCTGGTTTGGAAGATACGAGTGAGTCATTCGGGTTACCTGCAACCGCCGACTTGATGTTTGCGTTAATCTCATCCGAAGATTTGGAAGCCATGGGTCAGATCATGGTTAAACAATTAAAGAATCGATATAACGACCCGTCATATTATAAACGATTTACTGTTGGTGTTGACCGTGCAAAGATGAAGTTATTTGATGTTGAACAATCTGCACAACAAGGCCTTGCTGATGCTGGTCACCAAGGTATTGGTGCTCACAATAAAATCAAACACGAAAAGAAATTTGAAGGCTTTAAAGTATGATGTTATCTAAAGAAGATGCAATTCATTGCGCCAAAGTATTTGAAGATTATTTTGGTAACTTTGATCGTATCGACCAATACATGAAAGACCAGAAGTTAAATTCACTTTCAGAAATACCATCATCACTATTTCCACCAGAGGACGATTTGTTCTCTGATTTTTCTATGCATCCGAATGACATGGATTTGGAAGTTACCGAAATAGCATCCGAAACATGGGAAACATTACTTTCAATTACCAGTTCACACATTAATATCCAACCAGTTGGCAAACAAATTCGGTTGGCAGTTAAGGAGAAGAACTCTGGAAAGTTCGTAGGATTCATTCGTTTGGGTTCACCAGTCATCAACTGTCAACCAAGAAACAAACTGCTTGGACAAGTGTTTACACAACAACCTGAGTGGGCTAAACGATTCAATGATGCTTGTTTGATGGGATTCGTAATTGTACCATCTCAACCATTTGGTTTTAACTATCTAGGTGGCAAACTTTTGGCAGCCATTTGTACCAGTCACACGGTTAGAGAAATTGCCAATAAGAAATATGGTATGAATCTGTGTCTGTTCGAAACTACCAGTTTGTATGGATCCACAAAACAAGTATCACAATATGATGGTATGAAACCGTTTCTTAGGTATCAAGGTTTAACTGAATCGGATTTCTTACCAATGATGCACGGCAAACCATATAGTGATTTGGTTTCATTTGTTGAATCTAAAATTGGCAAGATTGTTGATGATGACATCTCTAGTCGTAAACTAAAGATTTCAATGAAGATTATTTCTTTAACTAGGGCTGCACTCAAAGGTACACCTGAATTGTCTGCTTTTGAAACAACGATTGAGAACGCTAAAAAGTTGACAGAACAAAAACGTTATTATACATCCGATTATGGGTATAGTAACTATATCGATTACATGAATTGCAAAACCGACACCTTAATTCCTGGACCAAACTATGACAAGTTTGAACTGGAGAACATTATTCGTTGGTGGAAAAACAAAGCAACCAACAGATACGAAACTCTTAAATCAGAGGGTCGATTAAGGTCGGAAATGGAAGTTTGGACATCAGGAAAAGATATCCAAATTATCAGATAAATAGTTTCCTTTAGGGTATAAAATGGCCACAACCGCATTATCCGCAGCAGAATTAACTCGTCAACAAGAGTTGGGTTCTGCTTGGATTTTTAGAAGAGCATTGAAAGATAATGTTTTCTATACCAATTGGCAAGATATCATTGATGATCCCAAATATGATGAGTTGGGTGGACCAAAAGGAATTTATCCTTCTGTTGATAAAGTTTGGTTACAAACATTTTACCTACAACAAAAGAGAATGTTGGAAGAATTTGCAAATCCTGGTTTTACTGAATTTACCAGAGAGTATGGATTTATGCAATACATCACGGACTTGGTAAAACGAGAGTTTGGTATATCTAAAAAAGACGCTTGGGATCCAGCAGATATTTGGTGTGTTCGCAATGAAACTAAAGTTATATCAGACATCAATAAAGTATTAAGGTCTGGAAACTTAACCAGTTTACAAGAATTGAATGTTTTGTTGAGAACGTTATTCAAAAAGAGAATTGTCGTTGGTGTATCACTAAAGAAGATTTCAGGTAAACAAGCACAATATGAAGAAATCAATGTTGATGATGGATTAGAATACTTAAACAAAGATTATACTTTCCAGGTTAGTAGATTGAAGATTGACCTTTCATTGAAACCAGGTAAAGAAGTAAAACTAAGTACTCAAGATACCACAATTTTTGTTGATGCTTTAGAGAATGATAAAAAAGTTACTTACAAATATCAAATTACCACAATCAGTAGTTCGAGATTTAATAACTTAAAGTGGGAACCAACCGCAACTGCAGCTGCGGCCGCAAGATTAGGTAAAGCACCAGTCAATATGGTACTGGAATCTCTAGAAGAATATGGTGTAAAGTTCAGTAATTCAAATAAAGATTATCCTCAATCAGCCGAAGAATTTAAAAAAAGAGAATCTGAATTTGTTAAGATGTTTAACTATGTAAAAACTAAATGTGAAACTGTTATCACCGCAGAAGATGACTTTGTGAAAAATTTATCTAAGGTGTTTATGGTTGCACCACAACTCGGTAACACAAAACTCATGCAATTAACTTTTCTATATAAGTTAACCAAGATGACAAAAAAAGACATGAATGCTGTCATGACTAAAATTACACTTCTCGCACAGAAAAAAGGCGAGCAATTCGGACCATTTGGAAAGTTATACTAAGATGACATTAGACGATATCGAAATTG